ATCCGGAAGATGAAGCGTTTGAAGAACTCAGTCGCAGACAAGGCGATTGGGGTCTTCAAGGGTCGCGCAAACACCAAATAATCCGATACGCTGAAAACAATGCGCGAAATGAAGTGATTGAAGAAGTCGCCCAACACATTGAGAAATGCACTCTAGCGTTTGGCAAAGACACGATTCAATCTTTTACTGTGTATATCAGAGGAATGAAGAAATGAGATACAGAAAAAAGCCCGTGGTCATTGAGGCCACCCAATGGTTCAAGATGGGCGACCATCCCGCTGTTAGAGAGCATCGAGAGTTGGGCAAAGGGTTTATCAATACTATAGAGGGCGTTCATGTGGTCACCCCCGGCGACTACATCATCACGGGTGTGGTGGGCGAAACCTACCCCTGCAAGCCCGATATTTTTGAAATGACTTATGAGGTAGCTGAATGACACCAACACCAAAACTGCGCTTTGTTGAGCGCGACAGTTATTCACGCAATGGTGAGCATTTTCGTGAGCCACACAAAGTTCGCATCCTACAGCAATGGTGGAAAGTTGAAAATGTTACCGATGCCTTGCACAACAATGTTATTGATGGCGAATGGCGTGATATTCCATTGGAACAAGCATGACACCACCAAAAAATAAAGGCCGTAGGGTCATCAAGATCAATGCCATCTCACAAGCAAATCTGATTAAGCTAATGCTTTATGGGACGATGACTTGCAAAGAGTTAGCAGAGGAAACGGGTTTGCATTATGTGACTGTTCTTCAATACACAAGAGAACTTCATGCTTTTGGTGCTGCACACATCTGCTTATGGGAGAAAGATAGGCGCGGTCGTGATTCGATTAGGGTCTACAAGATTGGTGAAGGCAAAGATGCAAAGCGTCAAAGAATGACGGGTGCAGAAAGGCAAGCACGAAGCAGATCAAAGCGGTACAACATTGAAATGAATCAGAGGATGGCAGCATGACACAAGATGAATTCATTGAGATGGCTAGAGAGGCATTTGCTTGTAAACATTGCCCATTGCCAGTTCCGGAAGACCGTATTGTTGCCTTTGCAAAAATGGTGGCAGAGAAAGCCGCCGCCAAAGAGCGCGAAAGCCGTTTCTACACCATTGGTCCCGATGAAATGTTGTTGACATTGGTCCGAGAGTACAACGGTGAATTCTGTCATTACGCCTATAAGTTCAGCGCCGATCTAGTTATTAACATTTTAGATTTGCCATCTATGGTGGCGGCAAAGGCACGGCTTATGGCTTGTTTAGTGGAAGCCGCCATCAAAGCAGAGGGAAAAGCATGACACACACTGAAGCAATGAAACAGGGGCTGGGGGCGTTGGAAGTTGAGGACATGGCTTGTCGATACGAAAAAGAAGCAACACCTGAGTACATTGCCAAAGCCATCACAGCCCTACGCCAAGCCATCGCAGAGGCAGAAAAAGAGAATGCACTACAAGCCTTGCACACTGAGAATGAACGGCTTGGTTTGTATAAGGATGCTTATGGAAAGCCAAAGCAATGCACTTACCCAAACTGTCCATATCCTTGCATGGATTTGCCCGATTGCATCGAGCAAGAGCCTGTGGCGCATTTATGGCAACACGGCGAAACAGGACGCACTCGCGTGACATTTCCAGACTCAATTGCCGATTGCGATGCAAGCTGGTTTTGTGTCGGCCCGTTGGTTTTGGGGAACACCCACCCACCACAGCGCACAAAGCAAGAGCAGTCTTTTCCAAGCGCAATGCAAACAGTAATCAAAGCAATTAAATCAGACCCAGATTACGCATGGGTATGGCACTTCAATATTGCTATGGCGTTTGTTGATGCTGGAGGTGATAGCTATACAGGAAATCAAGGTGCAGCGCGGTTCATGAAGTTGCTTGCTAATGTCGAGCCAGCATACGAATTACCCGCACAGCCAGAGCAAGAGCCTGTCATCGACAAGTCAGCGGCTATCCGCATTGCTACGGCATTAGGTTGGGAGCCAAAGCGTGAATGGGTTGGGCTGACTCAAGACGAGTTTAGAGATTTTGCTTCCACGCTTGATTACGGACCGGGTGGAATAATCCGAGCCATCGAAGCCAAACTCAAGGAGAAGAACACATGAAAGCACGACAAGTTTTTATCGCCCTCATGACGGGTAAAGGTTATTCAGCAGAAGAACTACATTGGGACGGCAAGAAATTTACTAACTCTGCTATCACGACAAGATGGAACTATTTTTTAGCCGGATGGGAGATGCGGGGTGTTATGTGATCGAGACCGTTCTAATCATCTTTGCTTTGGGGTTCTTAGGAATCTTTGTAGCGATCACCGCTGTTTGCTATGTCATTTGGAAAGCGTTGAATGAATCCTAAGAGTACCAACAATAGCGGTATGAAGTGCCCCGAGTGCAAAGCAATCTCGTTTGTCCAACACACTCAGACGGTTGACAATTTGCTTGTTCGTCGTAGGGAGTGCTACAACGGACACCGCTTTATCTCACACGAGACCATCCTTAGAATGGTCAAGCGTTACAAGACAGATAGGGCTTGATTTGTGTGGTTGACCCTATCGTCAAGCCCGATTGTCCCGCCGTTGATTTTCTTCGTGAGAGCAACCCAATTCGCATCTTCCGCGAGACGGTTACAGTCATGTGTTGACCAAAACCAACCCGCTGTAAGTGCTGCATATTTGGGTGTGGCAACTAGATCGGGTTCCATCACAAAGTCAGCGCCTAATGCTTGTCCGGCATGAAAGTAGTTAGCGTGTCCGGTCAACTGAATACAACCGCGACCGCGAAACCGATACCCATCCCCGCTAGCCTCATCACGGTTGCCCATGCGACCGCTGTAGACCATATTGGCGATCTTCTTAGGATTGCGAGCATACTGATTCGCAAACTCCAAAGTGGGAAACCGCTTAGGCCATAGCTTCATCAGCGTCTCAGAGCGGTAGTTGAGGTTTTCTTCCAATGTCTTGAAGTGCCCACATTCGTGCCCACACTGCCCAATAAAAGCCGCTTGTTGGCGTTTGGTGTTAATGCCGAACTTAACAAATGTCTCATTCAGCGCGTCAACCCACTCAGCACCAATGTGGAGTTTCTTTAGTTGGTCAGCGTTTACCATTGATTATCTCCATTGCTTTCTCGTATGCGTCCACGCATGAATTTAATTGCGCGGTGTTTCTGTCGCCTTGGGCGATGATTTCTGCGATGGCGGCAAGGGTTGCTCTGTCGGAGTCAGAAGTTTCATAAATCGGTCGGTTAGGTTCACTTCTTTCTTTTGGGCTATCTCCGGTGGGAGTGATGGCATTTGTGGGGGCTTGTACACAACTTGTGGTTTGGAGGCGCAACCTACCATCACGAATAGCGCGATCAAGACTAGACTGTTTTTGATTGATGACATTGTTGGCCTCCGAAAGTTTGGTTGATTGGTCATTCAATTGTTGGGCAAGTTCGCGTTCTTTCTCTCGCGCTTCATCATTCTTTTTGGCAATCTCGATTTGCATTTCAGCGTCACGGTCACCCCATCCAACATGATGCCCATAGCCGTATGCACCAGCTACTGCAATCATTGCCCCAATGATTAGATACGGATTAACCATTCTTCACCTCATGCCGAGCAAGGGCGATTTCCTCACGCACAGAATCAGCTTCCAAATGTTGGGGTGGGGTAGTGGGTGGAGGTGGGGGAGTCCAACTTTCATCTAATGGAGGATTGACCCACACGGGCAAAGCACCGGAAGGAGGTGCGGTAGTAGTGCTAGATGCTACGGTAATAGGGCTAGATGCTCCGGTAGTAACAGAGGGTGGGGTAGGTGTTGAAATCCTATCTGTGATCGCTTGAACGCCCTTTCTACTCATCACACCACCAATGCCACCAACAATGAGCAAAACAATATCGTTCATCATCTTCAAATATGCTTGATCGATGGGGGCCATGCTCTTGATTGGCTGTGTCACGAAGGTAACCGAATACAGCATTGCGACGACAATACCCGCGAGAATGACGGTCACAATCAAAACGACACTAGCCCAAACATAAGTTTCGACCAATTGAATTTTGTCGTTCATGGTGTACTTTGTTTCAGTTTGTTGCATTTTCTACCTTCTTTTCTTCCTTCGGGGGTTCGATCTTGTTTGTCAAGATAGGGGCCACCAAATACTCGGGGCAAGTTTGGGTAAACAGACAGCGGGGCTTTTGGCATTCCGGTAGATCAAATTTGTCGGGGTTCTGACACACATAGCGGTATTTGTCCTCACACCCGCTTAACAAGAGAACCATCGCTATGGATATGGCAATCACAATCCATAGGAACTTATTTTGATTCATTCTTGAGTTTCTCCAATGATTTGCGTTCTTCTTCCAATTGTTTACGAAGTCGCTCCATCCTCTCGATCTGAGCCTTGCTCTCTTTTTGTGTGGCAAGTGTGTCGTAGTAGATGCTACCAATCAAAGGCAGCATCAGCGCAAACACAATCACCATAGCGACTAATGCAATCAGAAACCCCATCTTACTTTTCTGTCCATTACGAGAAGGCTGAAAAACAGAATCAGATACAACATGAAAATTAGGCATACGGCCCCGTAGATGGCCTTGTCTTGAATTGCCGAAATTACTTTGCGCCGTTGCCATTCAGCTTCTCGTTGTCGTTTCTCTTGTGCCAATCTTGCTTGCTCTTGCTCTTCAATGATCTGCACCCTCATTTGATTCACACGGGTGTACAAGTTCCCTAACTCGGGGGGACTTTGATACACCATGATCTCTCTAATTTCCTTAGATAGCTTTTCAAACTGAGTTTTTGCCAGTTCTCGGTTAAGAGCAGATTCCATGATGTTCTGATCTGGGTCATAAACATTCTTAGACTTCTCTTCTTCTTCACGAATGTGGTCTGCAAGCTGTTGCTGAATCTTGAAGAACTGACCGAGATTCGCCGCCAAGTCAGCCACAACACGACCCTCATCCCAAACTTCGGGTTCAGCCTTTTTCGGCTTGGGTACATCAACGGGCTTAACTGTCGGCTTTTTCTTCTTGAAGAAACCAAAGAAGCCACCGACTTCCTCTGCAATGGCTGTAACTTCTTTGGCAGTCTTTTGCGCCGACATACTCCAAAACGATGAAGGCATACACGGAGTCAACAGAACAGATCAAAGAGATTGAACGCGCATTGTCATTGGGCGACAAAGCATCTGCTGACACGGCAATGCGTAAATTGCAGTCATTGATGCGAAACAATGCCAATACAAACTATGGTCAACGCTTGCAATTGGCTCAAGAGTTAGAGCAAGCTGGTGGTCAACAGATGATGCCTTCACTTGCCGGACAAGCAATGCAAGATTGGATGCCAAGAGGTATTCAAAGAGCAACCGCACCATTGGGCGTAACGGGCTTGTTCTCTGTTGGTGGCCCCGCTGCTGCCATAACGGGTGCTGCGGCATCTTCTCCGCGATTGGTTGGTGAAGCGGCTTATGGTGCTGGCAAGGTCACAAAGGGACTGTTAGACATAAATCAACTAACGCCAACTCTTGATTACCCCGCACTCTTAAATATGCTTTATCAAGCCGAGCAAGCGAAAAATATCCCGTACATTGAATTGCGCGGAATGGCTCAACCGGACTAAGGACTAAATCATGCCAAAGACAAAAATCAGCGAGTACAGTGCAACCGCTAACTCAAACACAGATGTAGCATCGATCAACATTGATGAGGGCTGCGCCCCGAGTGGCATCAATAACGCCATTCGCGCCATCATGGGCCATCTGAAAGACTTTCAGAGTGGTACATCAAACGACCCCTTCACCATTGGCTCTAGTGGCTCTCTAACGCTGTCCTACGGCACTGCTAACGGCGTTGCTTACCTCAATGGAAGCAAAGCAGTTACATCGGGTAGCGCACTGACTTTTGATGGAACAAACTTTGCCACTACTGGTACAGCATCTGCAACCAAGATGATTCCTACTGGTGGTTCTGCAACAGGCAATGGAATGTACTTGCCTGCATCCAATACTTTGGCTTGGAGCAATAACGGCTCTGAGACTATGCGCCTTGACTCTAGCGGCAACCTTGGATTGGGTGTTACTCCAAGCTCTTGGGCAACATATAAAGCAATTGATGTTTTAGGTTATGCCAGCTTTTCAAGCTACAACGGCAATGAAGCTGATATGTCAACCAATGCGTATTACAACGCAGGATGGAAATATAAAAACACTGCGGCGGCAACTCTGTATCAGCAAGATACAGGTGTGCATCGTTGGCAATATGCCGCATCAGGTACGGCAGGGAATGCCATCACTTGGACCCAAGGACTTGCTGTTGAAAAAGACAAGTCACTTGCACTACAAGGAGCATCACCTCAATCAGGCGCAGGCATCACCTTCCCCGCAAGTCAATCAGCATCATCTGACGCAAACACGCTGGATGATTATGAGGAGGGGACTTGGACACCTGTAATTAATGGGACAACATGCACTTCTGCTGGTTGGTATGTAAAAGTCGGAGCGTGGTGTTATATCGGAATTTCCAATGTGGTAGGAGTGGCCGCATTAGCTGATAACACTCAAGCAACAGTTACAGGACTTCCTTTCAATATTAAACAAGATTCAGGATCAAGTAATTACAAATTCGGATCTACTTGTTCTTGTATGTTTAATGATGCGTCTGACGCTTATAGAGAAAAACTACTTCTTGGGCGAGTTAGCCCAGTTAGTTCACCGGGCGCTTCCGCCGCACAAATAAGTTTTATAAATCGTTCAGGAGTAGCCACAACCACTGGTGATCCATTTAACTTTGGTGGTGGATATTTTACTGATAATTAATTATCTGCATTGGATTGATGCAGACGGACACAAACGAAAGGAAAATCATGTCACTCACTAAATCAACCACTGTTGACCAAATCACTGTGATCGAAAACGGATCAGTGTTTTATCTTGAAGCTACACGCATCATGGAAGATGGTCAGCAATTGAGCCAAACTTATCATCGATCCAGCGTCATGCCGGGTCAAGACTTGGCTGGCATCCCTGCCAATGTCGCGGCAATCTGCAATGTGGCTTGGACTGCTGAAGTCATTGCGGCTTATCAAGCACAAATTGTGGCTCAAGCTGAAAGTATTGGCGCATGACCCCTGAATTGCAGAAATACTATGAAGATCGCTTCTCGATGATGGGAAGCGATGGATGGAAAGACCTCATGGAAGATATTGACACCATGATTTCATCCTTGAATAATATATCTGTGATTCCTGATGAACAAAGCCTACAATTCAAAAAAGGCGAACTTTCTATACTTACTTGGCTGAAAACCTTAAAACAGGTCAGCGAGAGAGCATACGAGGAACTGAATGAAAAGAATGTTTGAATTTGCCTGTGCAAACGGGCATAAAACCGAGAGACTGACTGATTATGAGGCGGTCAGTTTCAGGTGTGAATGCGGTGAAACAGCCAATCGCATTCTTAGTGCGCCAGCTTTTAGGTTGGAAGGGTGGTCTGGTTCTTTCCCAACAGCACATGGGAAGTTCGAAAAAAGCCACCTAGACAAGCTGAAATCTGAGCGTAAAGCCAACTCTTAAACAGAAATGTCGAGTTGATTCTCCTACAACCGAAACGGCAGGAAAAGGTGAAAATATGTTGATTGACAACGAACCTGAGATGAAAAGTGAGTTAGAAGCAGAGGAATCTAAGCTATCTAACGCCATTGCGCCTCCAACTCAAGGACTCCCTGACAAGTACAGGGATAAAAGTCTTGAAGACATTGTTCGGATGCACCAAGAAGCTGAAAAGTTGATTGGCAAGCAAGCGCAAGAAGTGGGAGAGGTAAGGAAACTTGCTGATGAACTCATAAAGCAGAACCTCAGTTCAAAACAGCAACCTATTAAAGAGGAAGAACCTGAAGTAGATTTCTTTGAAAATCCACAGAAGGCAGTTCAAAAGACTATTGATAATCATCCTGATGTTCTCGCGGCCCGTCAAGCAGGCTTAGAGTTCAAAAAGATGCAGATTCAACAGAAGTTGGCGCAAGAGCATCCTGACTACACTCAGATTGCTCAAGATGCAGATTTTGTGAATTGGGTGAAATCTTCTCCTATTCGCATGGGTCTGTATGCAAAAGCTGATGGTGAGTTCGATTACGATAGCGCCAATGAATTGCTCTCTACTTACAAAGAGTTGCGTGGTGTCAAGTCAAAGCAGACTGAACAAGCGGGTGAAGCCGCCAGGAAGCAGAACATGAAGGCCGCACAAGTTGATGTTGGTGGAACTGGAGAGAGTTCAAAGCGGATTTACAGACGGGCTGACCTTATTCGGCTGAAATTGACCGATCCAAACCGCTACGATGCGCTGTCAGATGAAATCTTTGCAGCGTACGCAGAGGGACGGGTCAAGTAACTAACCTTCGTTTCTAAGGAGAAACATCATGGCATTTCCTACCCCTGCGGTAACTACGACTACCGCCGCAACCTTCATTCCTGAGATTTGGAGTGATGAAATCATCGCCGCATACAAGAAAAACTTGGTGCTGGCGAACCTCGTGATGAAGATGAACTTTAAGGGCAAGAAAGGTGACACTGTTCACATTCCCGCTCCTTATCGTGGTTCTGCTTCTGCCAAAGCCGCTTCTACCGCAGTGACGCTGATTGCCGCCACTGAGACTGAAGTGCAAGTGTCGATCAACAAGCACTATGAATATAGCCGCTTGATTGAAGACATCGTTGAAGCCCAAGCCTTGAACAGTTTGCGTCAGTTCTATACCAATGATGCTGGTTACGCCCTGGCTAAACAAGTCGATACCGACTTGATCCAGTTGGGTCGTTCTGCCAACGGCGGTACTGCTGACAATGCTCGTTACGCTGGTGGCTACATCGGTGGCGATGGCACGACTGCCTTCGACTACACGGCTAACACCAACACTGGTAACGCCACTGCTCTGACTGATGCCGCTATTCGCCGCACCATTCAGCGTTTGGATGACAACGACACTCCTATGGATGGTCGTTTCTTCATCATCCCCCCGTCCAGCCGTAACACGCTGATGGGTTTGGCTCGTTACACTGAGCAAGCCTTTGTGGGTGATGGCAACGCCATCCGCAATGGTGAGATTGGTAACCTGTACGGCATCCCCGTGTTCACCACCAGCAACGCTGACTCTGCCTCTGCCACTGCGACTTTCCCCGCATCTGGCACTGCCATTGCTCGTGTTTGCTTGATGGGCCATCGTGACTCTATGGTTTTGGTTGAGCAAGTGGGCATCCGCTCGCAAACTCAGTACAAACAAGAGTACCTGGGTACGCTGTTCACTTCGGACACCTTGTATGGCGTGAAGGCTCTCCGCACTTCCACCACTTCAACCGATCCGAACGCCGCATCCATGTTTGCCTTGGTTGTGCCTACCTGATTGCAGTTGCCCCCTCCCTAGTGGGGGGGTCTTTTTTTAACCTGTAATTTAGGAGAACAAAATGGCTGCTGCTACCGCTGTTGTTTCAGACAGAAACAATGACTCTTTTCGGGGCTTGTTCAGTGACACATGGACAGTTACTTGCACCTTGAACTCTGCATCTGTTTCAGATCAAGCTGCTGCAACTGATACTGTGACTGTCCCTGGCGTTGCCCTGGGTGATATGGTGATTGGTATGTCTGCTGGTGTAAGTGAGGCGGGTTTGGTTCGCCGCGCTTATGTCTCTGCTGCTGACACTGTGACCATTGCCACTACCAACACAACTGGTGGTGCTGTTGACCTAGCGTCAAGCACTGTCAAGTTGGTAATTGCTCGTATGGTCTAAAGATTGGGGGGTTCGTCCCCCCTTTCTTTGTTTTGGAGAAATAAATGGCAACTTTTCGCTGTCTTCAGTCAGGTAATACAGTCAGTTTCACCTTGCAACATGACATTGATTCCATGAAGGGTCACCAAGGATATGTTCGTGTTGATGAACAAGAGGAAGCGCCTATTGCTTACGATCCTGAAGCCGTAAGAAAAGACACTGCTTTCACACCGCCAGTTGTTCGGCGCATGGGTCGCCCAAGGAAAGTTGCAAATGTCTGATATAGACGCAAGAGATTTTGGAAAGCTGGAGGCCCAAGTTGAGGCTCTCCAGAATGAAGTGCATACTTTGAGCAAAGATGTAAAGGCCTTGCTTGAGTTGGCAAACAAGGGCAAAGGTGGGTTTTGGGTTGGAATGACCATCGCCTCTGCCGTTGGTGGCGTAGTCACATTTATTGGCGAAAGGCTGATGAAATGAAAAACTCTATTAAATCCCCTAAAACACCTCCAAAAAAAGGTGTTCCTGTCACCATCATGGTGGCAATTGGGAAACCTAAGATGCTCCCCAAAAAGGGTCAGCGAACCGCAACAAACATGATGAAGAAATCTTCAAGAGGTAAATAATGTCATCCTTAACCGCTCCTATCACTCTTTTAAGCGCCGTTGGCGCAACTGGCGCATCAAAAGCTGTTCAAGCTGATGCTGGTCAACCTGCATTTCTGCAAGTTTCTGGTATCACCAGTGCAACTGTTGTCCTGCAAGGCAGTTTGGATGGCACAACTTATGCAACCATTGGAACTGCATTGACTGCTGATGGAATCATAACTGTTGCCAATGCTCCCAAGTATTTGAGGGCCAATTGCACTGTTTATGTCAGTGGAACTGTCACGGCTAAGATTCTCTACTAAGGAAACACCATGAAAAAACCTACTATGGCTCAAAAGAAGGTCGGCAAGGTATATCGTGAGTACAAGGAAGGAACTTTGCATTCTGGTAAGGGTGGGCCTGTTGTAAAGAGCAAGAAACAAGCAATTGCCATTGCCCTGTCTGAAGCTGGCATGGCAAAGCCCAAAAAGAAGAAGATGAAATGAAAGAAGTCTGGGACAAAAAGCGCCCCAAGTCACTGGGAGCGCCTAAACCTTTGACACCCGCCAAGAAAGCGGCGGCTAAGAAGATGGCTAAAGCCGCTGGCAGGCCATATCCCAATCTAATTGACAATATGAGAGCCGCGAGGAAAAAATGAAATCTCCTGTTTGGCAAACAAAAGCTGGTCAAAATCAAAAAGGCGGCTTGAACGCTAAGGGGAGAGCATCTTATAATGCGGCAACTGGTGGCAACCTGAAAGCACCAGTTAAATCGGGGGATAATCCCCGTAGAGCGAGTTTCTTGGCTCGTATGGGCAACATGGATGGCCCTGAGTACAAGAATGGTGAACCAACGAGACTGCTTCTTTCGCTAAAAGCCTGGGGTGCTAACTCCAAGGCTGACGCAAAGGCAAAAGCTAAAGCTATATCCGCAAGGAACAAGGCAAAAGCGAAATGAGGCAGCACAATGACATTTCTTGAACTGGTCAACGATGTATTGATTCGTTTGCGTGAGCCTGTTGTAACAACTTACGACGAAACCGCCTATTCCATTCTAATTGCCAAGTTCGTCAATGACACCAAGCGTCAGGTTGAAGATGCTTTTGGTTGGAATGCACTTGGTCAAACAATCACTGTCAGCACTGTTGCTGGCACATACCAATACGCATTAACTGGTGCTGGTCAGAAGTTCCAGGTTCTTGATGCAATCAACGCAACAAGCAACATTGGCCTGACAAACATCACCTTTGTGGACATGAATCGTAAGCAGAACTTCTCTACGATCATGACGGGCATCCCAAGCGAATACACATTTGATGGTGTAAATGGTAGTTATGACACCAAAATAAGCCTGTATCCAAGGCCAGATGGTGTTTACAGCATCATGTTTGCTTTGGCAGTGCCACAGGCTCCATTGGCGGCTGACAGCACTGTGATTCTTGTGCCTGATGTGGTGGTTGCCCAGGGTGCATACGCCAGGGCATTGGTTGAGCGTGGTGAAGATGGTGGCCTGTCTTCATCTGAGGCTTATTCGCTGTTTCGATCCATGTTGTCGGATTACATTGCTTTGGAGGGCAGTCGTTATCCTGAGAACCAAGAGTTTGTCCCGCAATGACACAGCAAATCCAGACCTTCTCTGTATCGGCTCCAGGCTTCTATGGAGTCAACACACAGGACTCTCCGCTTGATTTAGCGGCTGGATATGCTGCGATTGCCACAAACTGCGTGATTGACCAGTACGGGCGCATTGGTTCTCGCAAGGGTTGGTCAAGGGTTAACACAACATCTGGCAATCTTGGCGCAAACAATGTTGGTGTCATCCATGAGTTGGTTCAGACTGATGGCACTTTGACTGTTTTGTTTGCTGGCAACAATAAGCTATTCAAACTCAGTGGCACAAGTGTTGTTGAGTTGACCTATGGGGGGGGAGGTACTGCCCCAACCATCACCGCAAGTAATTGGCAGTGTGCCTCTTTGAATGGAATCACATATTTCTTTCAGACAGGCCATGACCCATTGGTGTATGACCCTGCTGTCAGCACCACCACATACAAGCGTGTGACTGAGAAAACAGGTTATGCCGCTACTGTTCCGCAGGCCAACATTGTTATCTCTGCTTATGGACGCTTGTGGGCGGCTAACACCACTGCTGACAATGTAACTGTCTATTTCTCTGACTTGTTGGCAGGCCATGTGTGGTCAACAGGAACATCTGGTTCTTTGAATATCTCCCAGGTATGGCCCAATGGCTCAGATGAAATCACTGGTTTGGCGGCACACAATGGATTCTTGTTGATCTTTGGCAAGCGTCAAATCCTGATTTACTCTGGTGCGACTACTCCATCATCGATGACCTTGACTGATGCTGTGAGCAACATTGGTTGCATTGCAAGGGATTCGATTGCCAACACTGGCACTGATGTGATCTTCCTGTCAAACAGTGGCATTCGTTCGTTCTTGAGAACCATTCAAGAGAAGTCTGCACCTTTGCGTGACTTGTCTAAGAATGTCCGCAATGACTTGATGACGATTGTTGCCGCTGAGACATTGGCAAACATCAAGGCAGTCTACTCAGAGTCAAATGCGTTTTACCTGATTAACTTCCCAACTGCTGCCCAAGTCTATTGCTTTGACACCAAGGCGGCTTTGCAAGATGGTTCTTCACGGGTGACTGTGTGGGATTCCATTACGCCAACTGCTTTCCTTGCTAGACGCAATGGAGACTTGTTGATTGGCAAGAATGGTTATGTGGGTAAGTATGGGACATATCTTGACCATGCAAGCACATATCGATTGCAGTACTTCACCACTTATGCTGACCTGGGAAATCCCAATGTCACATCCATTCTGAAGCGCATTGCTGTGGTGGTGATTGGTGGGTCGAATCAAGGCTTCATCATCAAGTGGGGATATGACTTCTCTGGTCAGTACTACTCAACGACATTGACAATTCCTGTGTCCACTGTTGCTGAGTATGGGACTGCTGAGTATGGTGCAAATGGTTCTCCAGTGGCTTATTACTCACAGGGCATTGCTTTGCAGACATTGGTTGGTCAAACAAGTGGTTCTGGCAAGACTGTGCAAACGGGCTATGAGACTGAGATCAATGGTTACCCTGTGAGCATTCAAAAGATTGAGATTCAAGCCAAGAATGGCAAACTGGTTTAAGGAAGAAACATGGCAAATTACACCAAAACCACCAACTTTGCGGCTAAAGATGCTTTGTCGCCTGGGAATGCCAACAAGGTTGTCAAGGGAACTGAGATTGATACTGAGTTCACCAA